AGGGAGTGGTATAAAAACGTTTCAATTACTCCCCCAAAATCGAACATATGTACTATTTTATGTTAATAATTTGTTCATATTTGTTTTACATAATGTTTACATTTAGTTAATAGTTTGTTAATAATATTTAGGTATTATATAACCATAGAGGACAGGAAATCCTTTAAGATAATAAAATATTAAGAGATAAGCAGGAAGTTGGAATGTGCGATAATGTCAACCTACTCCAATGAATATTCCAAGTGAAACTACAGGGACGCAGGGGTCAAGTAGGGAATGGATAAGCGAGATGACTCAGTAATCTTTTAATATAATTTAAGGATAAAGCAAGTACAATACATTAGAGTGTAGCCACTGGAAAAGTTAAAGCCACTAATAAAAGTGCTTGACAAATCCAAATTGATACACTACAATATATAGTGTAAGGAACAGTAAATTATTAAACTATTAAAACAAAAAGAAAAGAGGTAATAACTATGAGAAAACAAAAAACTATTGAACTAAAAGGAATAATATTTGAGGTACAAAAAGAAATACACGATAAACTATATTATAGTGGTAGAAATTTATATGATTGTTATAACAAGCCATCATATGCTAAACAAAAAATATATGAGTATTGGGAAGATTGGTATTATGATAACTTTGATTATGAAAGTAGAATAGGTAGTTTAACGGTACATTCTTATAATTGTAATATGTTTACATTAACAATGGGCATTGTATATAATGGTAAACAATATCATTTATATATAACACCAAATCATAAATATATAAGTGAGGTAAAATAATATGAGTAAATATAATAAATTAAAAAAACAGATTTTTGAACATGATTGGTTTATGAGTAATAATATAGAATATTGTAAAAAAATAGTATTTAGTATTGTTAAATTAGAATTAGAAAATAATAAACATCTTAATACAAGAGTTATAAAAAATGTATTTGCAGAAAAAGGTATTAATAAAAATTGGATTGTTGGATTAGTTGTAGAAGATACTAATAAAATTGGAAAGTATATAGATACTATGAGATATTTAGAAATAATTCAATTATCATATATTTGTAATAATTTAATTATAACGCATATAAATATTATGAATAGTCATAATTTAGATGAAATAAAAAGTATAATGTAATATAATAGTGTATAGTGTAGTGGTAGCATAACATATTGTTGGGTATAGGTTCAATTCCTATATACACTAATTACCAACAGTCTACAATAGTAGTTGGTATACATAAATAGAATATAGTAATAGGTGCGTGTAACATCTAAAGTTAGTAAGTCTAGTGTGTTAGCATAACATTGCACAACAAGTTCATATTAAAATATTATATTGAAAGAAATGAGGTAATCAAAATGAAAATTAATGCAACAGTAAAAACTTATAACGTATACTTTTTAGAACCAACAGAAAATGGAACATATGAAATTATTGCAAAGGTAACGGACGGAGAATATGCAACTGTAAACACTAAAGCAAGTGCATATGCAAAGGAACACAACTTTGGTAAAGATGTTTTTAGAACAAATCCTAGAGTAGAAAAAGAAGTTAGAGAGATTGAAATTTAATTAATAAAATTCTATTGTAGACAAAATAATATAAATGAAAGAAAAGAGGTAATCAAAAATGAAAATTAATGCAACAGTAAAAACTTATAACGTATACTTTTTAGCACCAACAGAGAATGGAACATATGAAATTATTGCAAAGGTAACAGATGGAGAATATGCAACTGTAAACACTAAAGCAAGTGCATATGCAAAGGAACATAACTTTGGTAAAGATGTTTTTAGAACAGTACCTAGAGTAGAAAAAGAAGTTAGAGAGATTGAATTATAATAAATAGTAAAGGAGAATAAAATAATGAAATTAGGAAAGAATTTTGTAACATATTTTAAGGAAAGAGAACAAGCAAAAATTGTAGATGAAATATATGGAAAGAAAATAACAGTAGATGAAATTCATAGCTTTGAAACAACAGATGAAGAAACGGGAGAACCATCAAGGAAAGTTATATTTACAGTAGTAGGAGATAATAAACATTACTTTTATATGCCAGACAGTTTTGCAAATGATATAACAGATGAAGATATTAATATGATTAATTCAGGAAATGATACTATTAGTGGAACATTTACGAAAGTAACAACTAAAAAAGGCTTTCAGTGTTGGAACTTTGAAGATGTAGAATAGTGATATAAGGTAAGTACAGCCTTTAATGTATGGGTTTGGTGTAGTGGCAAATAATGAAAGAGGTACATATATGAATTATAGAAAATCAATGATTTTTTCAAATATAATAATAAGTATATTAATAATATATATACAATTTAGAAATGGTTTTTGGATTTGTGAAAATACATTACAATATATATTAGTATTTATTATTTGTTTAATATATTATATAATGATACTAAACAAAATAGGATATTGGATGGCAATTAATAAAGGAGATAACAAAAATGATAAAAAAGATAGAAATAGTAGTAGATGATGATAATTATGATTATGATATAGTGAGAGATAAAATAAATGTTATGTATAAGAATTTACATATAGGTTACATACATATATATGAGGATTATTATTATATGTATATAGTAGGATATGATATTGATTATAATAAGATATTTATTAATAGAGTATTAAAAAATATTAAAAATGAAAATGAAATGTATATGAATTATGGATATAGTTTATTAAAAGCAAGAGAAGAAATCATTAAGGAATTTAAAGATAAAATTAGAGGTGTGTAATGTTTATTGAAGAAGTAAAAGAGTTATTTAAAAATATGAATGAGTTAGAATATAAGATTAGATTAAATAAATTATATAAATTAGTTGGTATAACAAGATTGTTTTTAGATGGTGTAGAAGTAATAACAGATTGTGTTAATGAAACTACAGAATATAATTTCGCAACACAACAATATGATATTTTTATAGAGGATTTTAAAAATGAAGTTGTTAGAATATTTAATATATTAATTCATCATAACAAGGAAACAGATTTATATGAAGTAATTGTAATATCAGATATATCAGTAATTAATGCAAGATATATAATATCATCTGATGAAATACAAAATACTATGAATAAAATATATATTAATATTAATAATATTATTATGAATTATCTAATGGAGAGAGGGTGTTTAGTAAATGAATAAAAACACACATAAAGATTGTTGCTTGTTACAAAATGATAAATGTACTGTTTTAATAGAAACAAAATGTAAAGGTTGTAATTTTTATAAATCAAAAAAAGAATTTGTAAGATTAAATGATAGTGATAATAACATTCAATATGTAGTAAAAAGATATACTTAATTATTTATTTGGAAAGAGAGGTTTATATGAATGTTTTCTAATATAATATATGGACTTGATATAGAAACCTCTACGATAGATAGTATGGTATATGATGATAAAAAAATATCTTATATTATTTCATATTGTATATCTAAAATTAATATTTTGAATGGAAAATATGAAAAGGTTGAAGTTGGTAGAACATATGATGATTTAGATAGATTTTTATACAAATTAAATGATTATGCTAATGATAATGAAAAAGAATATTTAATATATATACATAACTTTGATTATGAATATTCATTCTTTAAAAATAATTTAAAATATTTTAAAGAAATGTATAATGAAGATGACGATACATCATATTTATTTATGAGTATGAATAGTCCTTTGTATATAGAATTAGGTAGATTAACTTTTAGATGTTCTTTAAAATTATTATCAAAATCTATAAAACAATTAGGAAATGAATTAAAATTACCTAAATTAGATTATGAATATACTAAAGTAAGAACACCATTAACTGTATTATCAGATGAAGAAATAGAATATAACTATAGAGATGTAGAGATTATGTTGAAAGCAATCTATAGATTATATACAAATAATCAATACATTAATTCAGTTAAAGATATTCCATTAACAAAAACTGGAATTAGTAGATTAAATTGTGAGAAGAATAAAGAAGTAAACAAAACAATTAAATTAGAAAAGAAACAATATAATAGTAAAGGAAAAAGTAAAGGTAAAAGACAAAGAAAAATATATGATTTTCATATTAAAAAATGTCAAGATGATAAAGCAAAAACAGAAGAACAATTAAGGAAGTGGGAACAATGTTTTCAAGGTGGTTTAGTTTTTTCCAATCCAAAATACTGTGGAGTAATTATTGATAAAGTTGCTAGTATAGATTTTAGTAGTAGTTATCCTACTCAAATATTATATAGATATTTTCCATATGATTTTAAAATTATAAAAGAAAATAAATTAGATACAATTAAAAAATATATTAGACAAGAATTTAATGATTATACACAATTAATATTACCTAAACCATTTTATACATATTTTAATTGTACAGTAACAATAAAAAATGTTAAAGCAAAATACTTTTTTTATCCATTATCTATTGCAAAGATTGAAAATTTTAATGAGTTATATAATGATATAAATTGTAAGTTTTTAAATGGTAAAATAATTAATAGTGAAATAGGAATTACAATTACAGTATCAAGTTTAGATTTATTTATTATATCATTATTTTATGATTTTGAAATAGAAGATTGTAGTTATTTAGAGAGTACAAGAAAAACAAAAAAGAGTACAGAATATATGATTAATGCGTGTGTATATAATGGAATGAAAAAGGTAGAGTATAAAGTATATAATAATTTAATACAAGATAATTTAAAATATAAACAGTATTCTAATAAAGAAATTAAAGATGATTATTTTAGAGAGAGTGTAAACACAAAAAAAGATTACATAGAACAAAAAGAAATAGCACATAGTTTATTATTATCTGTTAAATCTGATTTAAATGCACTGTATGGAATAAATGCTATGCACTTGCTACACGATAGATGGAGATATGATATAGATGAAATGGAATGGATAAATAATCCTGATACTTTTGAATACTATTTAAATAAAAGATGTAAGAGTTCATATATATATGGTATGTATGTTGCCTGCTATGCAAGAAGTAGTTTATGTTATGCTATATATAAATTATTAAATAATAATATAGAAATATATTATTCTGATACAGATAGTGTTAAATATAAAGATGATATAAAAGCAGATAAAATAATAATTGAATTTAATAGATTAATAAATAAAATGTTAGGAGAAGAATATAAAGATTTAAAGTTTGGAACACTAGATAAAGAACACGTTTATGATAAATTTGTAACAATAGGAACAAAAAGTTATATAACATTAATGGATAATAATATTGACGCAACAATTAGTGGTGTACCTAATGCAACAAGAATATTTCAAAGATTATATGAGGAAAATTATAATTATAATTTTAATGATTTAATATTTGAATGTTATCATTATGATTGTACTATAGATAAAAGTTGCATTAAAAAATTAGCACATACATATGGTAATGTTAAAGAACATATAAAAGTTTATGATAAAACTGTAAATAAATTATATGAAGAAACAGTAACAAGTGGTTGTGTTTTATCAGATACTTCTGTACAAATGAAATCTTTTGAAAGTAAATTATGGAGAAGTTATGGTAGAATTATAAGAAATACATTTTATGATACTGTAAATCCATTAACTTTTGATATACATACAGATATAAAATTAGTTAAGGATAAAAAGGATAAAAAGGATAAATTTGTAGTAACAACTAAAATTAATAGAGAGGAAATGTTATAATGAATAATAAGTTAAAAAATAATTATGTAAAACAAGTTGCTAATTTAAAACAAAAGATTAATAGATATGAACCTAAAATAAAATTTGATGAAGATAGTAAAGCAAAAAGAATTAATGTTTTTAAAACACAAAAACAAAATATTAATATAGATTATAGTAATTATAAAAATATAATAAAAAAATATAATAAAGGTGAAATAAAAAATATAAAAGAAGTACAATTAGCAGAAGAGAAATTGCAAGGTACATTAGCAACTTATGATAGTATATTTAATAGACTTAATAAAGACTATATTAAAAATATTATAGATAATAGTAAAGAAATGAAAATTTTAAATGCTAAATTAAGTGGTATTAAAAATGTAAAAAATGTAAATGAATTAGATAATAAATTCTCAAATGTTGCAGATATAATAAATGATTTAACTGAAAAAATGGAAAGAAAAAATGGAAAGACAGATAATTTTACTACATATTCAACAGATGATATATATGATAGATTGTTTGGTAGTGCAAATGAAAGTCCATACTATGAAGAAATAATAGATGAACTTGCAGATAATAAAGCAGAATTTAGAACATCTATTATAAAACCATTAAGACAAAGTGGTGTAATGTCAGATGAAATGTATCAAATTATTAATGATTTATTACAATTATAAATGAGGTATAAATTATGGCAAAGAAAAAATATTATAGTTATAAAAATGGAATACTTCAACACGATTTTGATTATAATTTTATAGTAGGTGGAAGAAGTAATGGTAAAACAACTGGCTATCAATTAGAAGTTGCACTACCAAATTATTTAAATAATAAAGAACAATTTGTAAAAATAGTTAGAACAAATGATGATACTGTACCATTATTAAATGAAGATTGGATTGATGTAAATGTAAAAAATAAATTAAAAGATAAAGGTTTAACATATGTGTATTACAGAAAAACATTTTACATAGGTACAATAAAAGATTATGAAGATTATGGTTTAAAAAAGTTTGTACAAGAAAAAGCAGATGTATGGGGATATGTTATACCATTATCACAACAAGCAAGATATAAGTCTAGTGATAGAAGTAAAGTATCTACAATAGTATTTGATGAATTTGCTATAGCAGAAGAATATATGTATTTACCAAATGAAGTAGAACAATTAATGAGTTTAATCAGTACGATTATACGTTCAAGAGATAATGTAAAAGTATTTTTTATAGGTAATGCACTATCATTGAAGAACCCATACTTTGATTATTTTGGTATTGACGCAAGTAAATTAAAGAGTGGTAATATATATTCTTTTGCACAATGTGGTGATGAATTTAAAGAATATGCTAAAGTTGGTTTAGATTTTGTAGAAATGATATACTCCAACGAAAGTGATATACCAAAATTATTAAGAGTAAGTGGTAATGCACAAGCAACTACATTGGATAGATATGTTTTACCTAGTAATATAATAAAAAATAATGATTGGCTATATTATTGTTTGAAGAATAAAAAATTTAATGATTATTATTATATTAAAAATGTAATTGCGTGGATAAAAGAAACTGATATAGATGAAAATAATATTGATTTTGATAGGCTACCTAAATATGATACTGTATTAGAAATAGTATATAAATATGATGATAATATTAGATACTTAATAAAAAATTCATATGATGATAGTTATGGTTTGATGACACAATTTGAAACTATGAAACCAAATAAAAAAGTAGGTTTAGATATAAGATTAAAATTACCATTATATTTTTTAGATAATAAAAAATATATATTAGGAACTACAGATTTAATTAATATGATTGAGGAGTGTAATATATGGAAAATATAATAGATGAAATAGCAAATAAATATTATGGTTGTTATTTATATGCAAAACGATATATTAAAAATAATTGTAATTTTTATTTTGATTATGAAGAAATGTTACTATGGGAATATTACTTAACATGTAAACGTATTAGTAATAAATATAATAAAGATACTAACTATAAAAATCTTATTATATCAAGTTTAATTAAAAGAATGTTTCAATATTATAAAAGAAATAAAGATAAAGTTGAAAGTAATTATGATGATACTTTAATACATAATGTATATGATAATATATCTTTAAATGAAATGATGTGTAAAAAATATCCTATAGTATATGATTATTTATATAATAATTTTACAGTAAGAGAAATAAAAAATAAATATAATATATCACAAACTAAATTTTATAAAGAATTAAATGATTTTTATAATAAAGAGTATTCAGAAAATAAAACAGATAGTGATTAAACACTATCTGTTTTTTGGATAAATAAAAATCATTCCTTTTCTTTTTTTCTTATTATATACTATAGGTCTATCACTACCACTTGATAAGTAATCATAAATTAATTTACAATTATATAATTTACAATCATCATTAGGTAAGTACATATTAGTTCCATAAAACTTTCCTAATATTTCATCTTCAACAATATATTTATCATAACCTATTTCATCTATAGTTTTATTAAAAATAGGTAATGATTTACTTAATTCTTTTGCTTTTGTTACACCTTGCCAATTATTTTTTCTAGGTGCAAATTCACCTCTACCATAACTATATGCTTTAACTAAATATTCAATAGATTTATTTTTAGAATTATATACAAATTCTTTTCCAGTCAAAGGAAAATTACTTGATGAATAATATCCACCACTTGTTTTTATTGTACCATCTAACAATTCATATTCTATTGCTTTACATTGTGTTGATATTTGTTTAGGGTTATTTGAATTAAATCCATAAGCATTTGCTTTTTCTGTAATAGCGTTCCAGTTTTCTTGATAACTGCCAGCATTACTCCATTGAATTAATCCTACACCTAAACCAACTACACCACCTTGACCTAAATTCTCTTCTATTTGTGGGTTCATTGTACTTTCAAACCACATATTACCAAGTAAAGCATATATAGATTTACTATCCCATATACCAATATCAAAATCTGTATTATCAGTATATGCTACATATTGCCAATTAGCATTATAATAATCAGCAACTCTAATCTGTTCATTTTTTGGTGCTGTATCTGTACTAGCTTCTACTAATTTATTATTATTAATCATCATAGCAGTATGACCATATGGACTATCAGAATAAAAAATAATCATACCACTTTTTAAATTATCTTTACCAACTTCTGAAAATTTTTTAATAGTAAATCCTAATTTAGTTAGTGCATTATATTCATCACTTGTGCTAAATGAAATATCTGTACCTTTATAAAATCCACCGTGATATAATGCAAATGATAAAAATGAACTACAATCAAAATATACACCATTATATTTTTCAAATTGTATTCCGTGTCCACCACCTAATTTATATAAATATTTATTATTATTTGCTATACTTGTTGCCCATTGTATTGCTTTTTTAATATCTGCCATAATAACTCCTATTTATATTTTATTATTTTGAGAATAATCATACATTGTATTTATATTATGCCACATAGTTACACCATTATCGAACATATTTTTTATAGAGTTTAATGCTATTTGAGGTATATTTCCTACTATATTAATACCACTTGTTTTAATATAATTCCAAGATGGTCTTGAATTAAATTGTGGTTTTTTAACAACATTAACTTTATATCCAAACATATCAAAGTAATTATCTATCATTTCTATATTATCTTTTTTAACTTGTTTTAACATCATTCTAAATCCTAACTGTCCTATGTTCTGCATAATACTAGTATTAAATGAACCTCTTTGAATATCTCCTTTACTTTTTTGGTCTGCTAAAGATGAATTAATTTTTTCAAGTGCATTAGTTGAACTCAATTCATTTGATAATACATTATTTGCTAAATCAGTTAAATTAGATATATTTCCATTAACATTTGTCATAGTTGCTCCTGCAACATTTCCTTGTAAACCTAACATACTAGTATTTAACATTGTATTTAACATATTACTTGATGTTCCAATACTCATTTTTGCAACATTAGTTATATAATTTCTAAATGTTTCTGCATATGAATTATTTATAGCATTTGTATTAGCAGAATAAAAAGCAGAATATGTATTAGTTACATAAGGTAGTTCAATATTAACTGCACCATTTAATGAATAATCTAAATTATTTTTTAAACCTTGATATTCATATAAATATCCATTAATACAAGCACCATCTTGTGATGGAAAATTATATTTAAATACAATATCTTTTTTATTATTACTATTTTCAAATTTTGCGTCTATCATATTACCTTGATTATTAGATATAGTAACAAAATTATATGGATACATAAAACATTTTTTATTATTAGGTTTATAACCAGATATATTATCAGGCAATGACATAATACCATCATTATATATATTATTAGGTTGTTTTACATATTCACATAAAAAATATTCATTTTCATTTAATATATCAGTATCAGAATTTATATTAAACATTGCTAAACCTAATATATCAGTAGGTCTAGTTCCACTGCCATCAGTATTATCTGTATCTGCACTATATTTTGGAAAAGGACAATAATAATAACTAACAATACTATCTTGTAGATTATTACTTACCATAATATCAATGGCTTTTCTTGCTTGGTCACCATCTGCAAATGATAGTGTTAATGATTGTACATTCATATTAGTTACAGTTTTTGAAAATAAAGGTATTCTTTTTCTTTTTCCTTTTACTGGATATATACCATATACATATTTATTATCTGATAATGTAACACAAAACCTATAAAAATTATCATCTTTATGTGCCCTTAACATATTAGATTGATTTACTATATAATCAGATATTGGTAAATTTTCATCTAATGTATGTAATCCAAATGTATCATCTTCAACGTGTTCTCTTTCAATAAAAGATTTTTTAAATTCTATATCATAACAATATGTTTGCCACCAATCAATTGAACAATTAAATGTTGCAGTTATTAAATTAGAACTCCAAGTTACATTATTAATAAAGAAATAATATCTTTTATCATTTTCTATTACTACACCATAATTATAATTCATAGCATTTTTATAATTAGTTTCTAATCTAAATGACATAGATGTTTTATTAGGACTTGCTATATTTTTATATAAATCAACATTCTCTCTATTACTACAATATCCATCAAATACATTATCTCTTGTTTTTGAATTTGAATAATATACTTGATTTGAATATTCATTAATAGGAAAGTTACTATAAAATTTTATTGTACAATAACTCTTTGCCATATAAATCTCCTTTTAAATAATTATATTCATAAATAAACAATTCTCTTCTATTTTATTTAATAAATATTCATTTGTATCAATAACAAAATTAATATATTTCTTTAATAAATCTGTAGGGTTTCCATCATAACCATATAATAATTGTTTACCAACTAATGTATCTTTAATATTATCAGTTGATAATATATTACTATTGAATTTAGTTTTATCTGTACTATCTGTATTAAATTTACTATTTTCATTATTATGGTTTTCTATAGTACCATCATTTTTTACAGTACCAGTTTGTGTACTAGTAGTATTATTTGTAGAATTTGTCTTTTTATTTTGTGCGTCAGTAATATAGTTATTATCTGTTTTAAACATATCATTTAAACTAACAGATGAACGTGGACTATCAGAATGTAAATTATATTCAGTTCCATTATGTGTTGTATTATCTTTTGTAGTTAAGTTATCAGTTCTTGTTTTATTTTCTGTTGAACCACCTATTAATGTTTTATCATTTGTACCAGTTTCAAATCTTGTAGTATTTACATCTTCTTCTTTATTTGTTTTTTTAATTCCAGTTTTATTATTTGTATTATCTACATCTGTTGTAATATATTTATTATATAAAGGATTAAATTCTATAAGTTTTGCTTTATACATATTATTTAATTTTACTTTATTAGATGTTAATACATCACTTAATTTAATACAGAAATTTAAATATGTATCAAATGATAATGTTCTATACATAAATCTTCTAGTAAATCTTTTTATAAAATCATTCCATAAAATATCATTATCAACATAAAATTCTTCTTTACAATTTAATGTTAATAACTCATTTACTTTATTACAAACATCTGAAAAAGTTGTATTAGAATTAGTATAGTCAACTAAATCTATTAATCTAATTCCATAATTATAATTTGTCAGAAACATAATCGTCGACTCCCTCCATATTATCATTAGGTGTATTATTAAATAAATCAATATCAACATTAGGTACTACTTCAATATTAGTTCCATATTTTTCATTAACTTGTTTTGCAAACTTCTGTCTTTGTACAAATTTATCTAAATATAATGTTGTTTTCAATCCATCATATGCACCTAACTCACCAGTGATTAAACGTTCTGTTTTATTAGGATTTACTATACTTGCTAAGCCAGTTGTAATCATAAATTCATTTATTATATCTCTATATGAATTATAAAATTCTGTTACTGATGTTGGTTTAACTAATTGTTCTGCCCTTACATCAAAGTTATCTTTATTAGGTAACTTGACTGTAACGGGAACACCTATATTTCTTTTTTCCCAAGATGTAAGCATATCTTTTATTTCATTTTCACTACCAACAAATATATTATTAATTCTACTATCAACAATAGCAGTATCAATAGATATTAATACATCTGCTATTTTATTAGCAAATATATAACAAACAATTTTATCAGATAATGTTCTCATTGTTTTATCACAACCTATAACAATATCATTACTAGTTAATATTTGTTCATTATTATATAATAAAGATTTAAATTCTCTATAATCTCCTAATATATTAGGTACACCAGTTGGTTCAAGTGGTGTAAATAATAATTTATCATCTTTGTCTTTATATGCACCTACATAATAAGAACTAAAAAAACATTTCTTTAAATCATTTGATAATACAATATCAAGATTTTTAAATGTAAATAGATTTGATAATATATTTGAAAATACACCATAATATAAATTCAAATAATAATTGTGACGTATTTTTGTATCATCATATATATCTTTTGGCTTAAAAAATAATTCCATATATTATACCTCACTGTTAAATAAAAAATTATTATCATCATTTTCTTTTTTTAATATAGATTGTTCTGCTCCATATGTTCTTAATAATAAATCTATTTCAATATCATTATATAAAACACCATCAAATAATACATTACTATCTGTTGTAATCATATATAATCAACTCCTTTCATTTACAGGCTATCACTGTCATATAAGGAGGATAATATGGCTTGAATTTCACATCTATAATTAATTGTTATATTCTTTTATTAAAATTAAATTCTCTTTAATACTTCCAATTTCATTTATTACTACATATATTGAACTACATTCAATAAGTTTAAACATTTCAATTAAATTTACATCAGGTGTAATTAATTTAGTATAATAACTTACTAAATATAATAATAAAACTAATCCTATTTCTCCAAACTTATGATAAAAACCTAATCTCATTTTTGATGATTTAAAAGTCTTTGATATTTTTGAATAAATATAACCAGTTATTATATCTATAAGAATAAATAAAATCATAAAACCAAATGAAATAACTTCTGTCATATATTACTCCTTAATTATAATTATTTAAATTTAACATAGTTAAGAACAATGTATACTTCAGATACAGGTGTTGTTGGTGTAGGACTAGGAATAAATGAACCAATTGAACTCTGATAACTTTGATTTATAAACATTGTTTTTTCTCCACCGTAAGTTAAATATATATCATCTGTAGCATTTGGATAATTAAGTTTCTGTATACTATACATAATCATTGGTATAGTATTACTCTTAGCACTTGAAGCCTCTACATATTCATCTGAATATATTGCACTTCCAAGAATTAGAATATCTTTAACATTTGTCAATCCTAACAATTGTGTAAGATTAACATTACCAACTCCACTATAAGATGTTACTTGACAACGCCTTTGGGAAACATCTGTGATAGTATTGTCTGTAGTATTAATAAGTGGTATACATTCGCTGTATGATTTATAAGTTGGTGTTGATTTAATAACTGTCCTTTTCAATTCACCTTTTTTAACAACACCATCTACACTAATTTCTACATTTGAAATTTTATCATTCATAACAACAAGTGACTGATTAATAGTATCTATATTCTGATTAGTCATATTTAAATCAGAAGTTAATGTATTAACATTACCCTGTATTGTTTCCAAAGTCTGTGGTATTTCAGTATAACCCTCAAAAAGTGTATCTAACTTTTCATTTGTAGTATTACACTGTGTGAAAATTAAACTCATACTATCATTATCTTCAATAATTGGTAATTCTAAATTAGTTGTATTTCTCATATTTTTATAATCTCCTTTTCTAAATCCAAGACCTGTTTTTTGGCATATATTCTGTATAATAAAATCCTAATGAACTGTATAATACATTTGATATAGCTTTTAAAACTTGTTCCTGTGTTGAACCTGTAACATCAGATAAAATTGACATTCTAATTATATCTATAATTTGGTAAAAACTATAACTATGACTATCTTTAAAAGTCTGCTTAACAGCAACATCAATTTTAACCTCTGTATTTTTATAAAGTGAAAACATGCTTAAACTTGTTTTCAAATCTTTAACATGTTTAAATTTGATATTTAATAAATTATAATTTACATTATTAACAGTAACTACATTTTGTAGTAATTTTTTAATATATGTTAAATTTACATTTCCAAAATCAATCTGATACAAATTATAAATATCATTCAAAGCATTCTGTATATCTGTTTTATATCCAGTAACAGGACTAAATACTTTAATGTTTAATCCGTTAATAACACTATCAATATAATCTTTAAGTTCTGCTATTTTTAATATCAAAACATTGTAGTTGCTAAATATTAAATCAGTGTTACTTTTAATATCTTCATTAAGTTTCTTAATATTGTTATGAAGTTCAATCAATTCTGTTTTAATATTTACAATATCATCAGAATTTGATTTTATTAAATTATTCAAATTACTTTCAACTTCTGACAGTTCATCATTAATTATTCTATGAAGAAGTTCTATCTGTTCATCTGTATATTCATTTGCTTTACTATCAATAGAATTTACTTCATCTATTACTGTATTAATCTGTGTAATTAACTTATGTAATATCTGCATAGTAGATAAAGCATTATCAATAGCACTAGGCTGAAACATTGTAATATGATTTAACATAATACTCCTTTCCATATATTATAGATAGATGATATATTTCAATCATCTATCTATTTATATATTTACTTTCCACTCTCTACTGTTTTTTCAATATCAACTTCAAAAACATAATCTGATGGAATATCACTCTGATTAACTTCTGTTACAAATGCTACTACATCAGCAAATGGACTTGTAGAATAAGTCTGCCATATATGTAAATATCTTTGGTCTACTAATGCACTAGCAATATAATTATTTTTCATTGCAATCTTTTTATCATAAATCTGTGTAAAATGTTTATCAAAAATCATTCCCTGTAATTTATAATATTTATATGAAGGTGAACCACTACTAGCAGTATTAATTCTAATATATCCTAAATCATCTACTGCTAATTTATTTCCTGCAAGAAAATCTGCTTTATCTAAATTAAATGCACTAGCAAGAACATTAACATCAATTTTATTATATAATTTCTGTGGTGCAACTAATACAGTATTTTCAGGCTTAACCCAAGTATTAATTGTCTGTGCACCTTTAGTCATTGCTTTTAACATATTATAATCTTTAGATGGGAACATAAAATCTGCTACACAATCTTTTACTGCAACAACAAATTCTTTACCAGTTGTTTCATTAGTTACTTCACTAACTGCTATAGTAGGAACATAACCTTTCTGTACTGTCTGTCTTAATAATTCTTTAGCCCATTTGAACTCTGCAATTTCATTTGACATATATAACATTTCTGCTTTTCTTACAAAGAAATTATCAAAATCAGACCAACTATTAAATGCTAACTCTAACTCTGCGTCAGATATTGAAATCTTAAAATAAACCTGTCTATTTAATCTATGAATACATTCCTTTGCTACTGGGGCATCTAATTTTAATATATCAGCTAATCCCTCATCTGTTAATGAATATGAATTTTCATCTAAAATATCAACAGCAATCTCTCTAACATCAACACCTAAATCTAAATTTCTCTGTTTTAATATTGCAAGTGGATTTCTAAATTCTTCCCATTCTTTAAAAATAGTTAAACCAATCATATTAGTTACACCAGTTAAGAACTGTGATTTAACTGCCTCATAATTTAAAATAGGATTTGCAATAGTTGAAATACTATCTCCATAATTCATAAATGGAACTGTATTCTTATATTCATCTGTTGCATTTGCTCTAATGTTATTAAATAAATCAACTAAATATTTTGTATCTGGCATTTTAAACTCCTTTCCTATCTATCCAAAAATGACTTTAATATTTCATCTTCTGATTTAATTTCTACATTGTCATCATCATCATTTTTATCTCTGTAAAAATCAACACTATTTGCTACCTTTTTTAAAAGTTCATGATTATCAACTTTTAAATCTCTAATTCTTTCATCTTTTTCTTTTATAATATTTTCTAATTCAGATATTTTAGTTTCATGTTTATTTTCTTCTTCTGCTAATTCAGATAAATCAATTAATAAATCATCAACTTTTGTTTCATCTGTAATTTTATCAATAATATCTTGAACTCTCATATTATACTCCTTTACTTTATTTTAGTTAAAAATTCTTTCCACATTTCATTATTAGTTCCTATCATTGGTAATGGACAACTTTTACCATTTACATCCCAGTGCCTTATTATTCTTTTTGCATTAGGGCATTTTTTATTTATATATTCAATTAACTGTTTAACTGATATAACTTGCTTTGCAGTATACTTGTCAACACAATTACATAATTCAATACTTACAGAATTATAATTTGTACATTTACCATAATATTTACTAGCACCGTTTGACTTTGTAAATATACCACCAACAGACCAAGCAGTTCTATTCATTGGAACAGATTGATAAACTATACCTTTACTATCAACAAAGAAATGTGCACCAGCTTCTCTTCTATTACTTGTAGCAAAATACTTAGCATTATTTTCTGCTGTATCATTTTTGTTTCCAGTATAATGTATTACAATATATTTAATTTTTTTTCTGTCACGTTTCTTTGTTGTATCATATGATATTTTCCTTGCCCATAGTCTATGAATTTTCATATACATTCTCCTTTCCTAAAAATATAATATGAATATATGAAAGTATAAATATAGTCTGTCATTATAATTACTTATCATATCTTCTAATAGTATTATAGCACAACAACTAATGCTTTGTACCTATGATATTATATTTATTTAAATTAATTTTCATATGACCTATACC